TTAAAAGAGCAAAAGGGCGCTATGGTTGTACAAGGCGATCTGAGAATCTCAACTGCAGCTGATATCGTTGCTGATCCATCTGCGCCTGATGCATTCGTAAACGGTATAATGGAGAATGTTGAGTGGGTTTACGATCCCGTCCAAGGCACTTGGTTGGAAGAGCATCTAGACAATATCAAGAAAGAAATTAATGATATGTCAAAAGCAGCAATCCAAGAAAACCGATTAAGCATTTTAGAAGATTATATCTCTTCTTTAGCCTTAAAAAGATAATTAATATAAATAACTAAGTAAACTTATTATTGTAAGGAGATGAATATGTCCGATAAATCTATCGACAATCTAGACGAAGAGGAGGTTGCTTTGGGTGAAACCCTAGCTCTCGACTCTGTGAAGACTAAAGGGAAAGCTGCAGATATGAATGCTGTTATGCAGCTTATGCAAGCTATGCCCGAAGCTGATTTCAACAAATTTGTTGAAACTATGAACCAATTTGCTGCTGGTAAAGACTATGGTGTTGGTGACAACGCTATGCATAACGCCACTACTATCATGGCCAAAGAAGACTTGGACGTTATCTTCAACGATTCTGATGAATTATCAGAAGAGTTTAAAGAAAAAACTTCTACTCTGTTTGAAGCTGCTCTCGGTGCGCGCATTGCTGTAGAGACAAGCGCTTTAGAAGAAAAGTACGAATCAGCGCTTCAAGAGAATATGGATCATCTTGTCGATTCTCTCCAATCAAACATCGACACATATATGGATTATGTTGTTGAAAACTGGATGGAAGCAAATGAAGTAGCTATTGAATCAACACTTCGCAATGAACTCAACGAAGAGTTTATGGAAGGATTGAAGACCCTCTTCACCGAAAATTATATTAATGTTCCTGAGGACAGAGTTGATGTCGTTGAAGCTCTAGCAGAACAAGTTGAAGATCTAGAAGAAGTTCTTCATGACGTTTTGACGGAAAATCACGAAATGAAAGACAGTCTCGTTGAAGCAGCTGCTGCTTCTGTTATCGAGGAAGTCTCTGAAGGCTTAGTTCTCTCTCAACAAGATAAATTCTTCTCGCTTGCAGAAGGCGTTGAGTTTGACGGTGATTTGGACAAATATGCTGAAAAGCTAATGACTATCAAAGAAGGTTACTTTGGTGGACAGGAAACTTCCAGCGATGATGAGAATTCTTCTATTGAACAAGAGCAGTTTGATGGCGAAGAAGAAACAGCTAACTTCAGTGACCCTGTTGTGGGCCGATATGCTGATGCTTTGGCACGAACTATCACGAAATAAGTAAAAACTAGCTTTTTATAAATACCTACAGACTACTAAATATTTCTTTACGAAAGGGAAAACAATGTATCTAGCTGAAGAAATTCAAAAAAAATGGGCTCCTGTGCTTGATCATGATGCGCTTGATGGAATCAAAGATTCTCATCGTCGTTCAGTGACAGCAATTATGCTCGAGAACACAGAAAAAGCTCTTACCGAGCAAGCTGGCCATGGTAGCCAACAGAGCCTTCTTGAAGCTTCACCAATTCCTGGTAACTTCATGGGCGGTTCTTCGTCTACTGCTTCTGATGGCGGTGTTGATATTTTCGATCCAGTACTTATTTCACTGGTTCGTCGTTCAATGCCAAACCTAGTAGCATATGACATTTGTGGCGTTCAGCCAATGACAGGTCCAACGGGCTTGATCTTTGCTATGCGTTCACGTTATGCTAACCAGACTGCTGATGAAACATTCTACAACGAAGTTAACACTGCATTCGCGACTGTTCCAGCGGCTGATTCAAACACTGCATTCGGTGGCATGAAGGGTACTATTCCTGGTGCAACTAACACTTCACCGCTTACTGCTACTAACACTTATAACACTGCAGCAGGCATGTCAACAGCTCAAGCTGAAGCTCTTGGTACTGACTCTAACACAGCATTCCCAGAAATGGCTTTCACAATCGAGAAGCTTTCTGTAACTGCTAAGACACGTGCTCTTAAAGCTGAATACTCAATGGAACTTGCTCAAGATCTTAAAGCAATCCATGGTTTGGACGCTGAAACAGAACTTTCTAACATTCTTTCTACAGAAATCTTGGCTGAAATCAACCGGGAAGTTGTTCGTACTGTCAACATCTGTGCTAAAGTAGGCGCTGAGACCGATACAACTACTGCTGGTGTTTTTGATCTTGATACAGATTCTAACGGTCGTTGGTCTGTTGAGAAGTTCAAAGGCTTGATGTTCCAACTTGAGCGTGAAGCTAATAAGATTGCGAAAGAGACTCGTCGCGGTAAAGGTAACGTTGTTCTTTGTTCTGCTGATGTTGCTTCAGCACTTCAAATGGCTGGCGTTCTTGACTATGCTCCTGCTCTTAACGGTAACAACCTTATGGTTGACGACACAGGCAATACTTTCGCTGGTGTTATCAACGGTCGTCTACGTGTTTACATCGATCCATATGCGGTTGGTGGTAACTACTTGACAATCGGCTACAAAGGTTCTTCAGCGTTTGATGCTGGTATCTTCTACTGTCCATATGTTCCGCTACAAATGGTCCGCGCCGTAGACCAAAACAGCTTCCAACCAAAAATCGGGTTCAAAACTCGTTATGGCATGGTTGCTAATCCATTCGCTAAAGGTGCTTCAGCCTTTACTGATGACGGTCTAGCGATTAACTCAAACGTATATTACCGTAAAATTATCGTCAATAACTTGATGTAAGACTCGGTATTGAGTTAAAATAATAAGACTGGATATAACCAGTCAGGATTAAAGGGAGCTTCGGCTCCCTTTTTTTTGTTATATAAATATATACGAACTAGAAAGAAGGATTATATACAAAATGGCTTCGGTAAATCCAAACTGCGATACGCAGGTGCCTGCTAATAAGAACTTTTTATCGCCCCTTAATTTTGTTTTTCAAATTAAGAAAGCGCCTCATGTTAGCTATTTTGTACAACAAGTCAATGTACCGTCCCTAAGTTTAGCATCACCTATCACAACGAACCCAATGTTGAATATCCCATTCCCAGGTGAACATCTACAGTTCGGACAACTGGATGTAACATTTAAAGTCGATGAGGACTTTAAGAACTATTTGGAGATACATAATTGGCTAACGGGATTAGGCAAACCAGAGACATTCTCACAATATGATGAATTAGAAGAAAAACAAAAACAGCCATGGAATGGTGATGGTATTTATTCGGACATGTCTTTGATCATTATGTCGAACGCAAGACAACCTAATTTCGAAATATCATTTATAGACGGGTATCCAACAGGCATCAGTGATATATCTTTTAATTCACTAGAAAGTGATGTGAATTATGTTAACGCCACAGCCTCGTTCAAATACACTATGTATAAGATCACTGACATTTCATAAATAAGTCGGTGGGGGGTGTCACGCCCTATTGATGAAACTTTATTATTATTATTATGGGACTCCAACAGTATGAAGTTAGAAGATATATTTGAGCAGTGGAAAGTAGACGCTGAGATAGACAAAACAGAACTTGGTGACGAAGCACTAAAGATACCAAAACTCCACCACAAATACTACCAAATCCTAGTCAGTGAAAGACTACTTCTCAGAAAATATGAAGCTGATGCAAAAGAACTCAAATTAGACAAATACGAATTCTACACGCAGGGTCCAGACGAGTACTCCGAGAGTAAAGGTTGGAAGCTACCATCAAAAGGTATGATACTAAAACCCGATATCCCTATGTATATGGACGCTGATCCAGACATCATTAAATTATCTTTAAAAATAGGTCTACAACAAGAAAAGGTGGAATTCCTCGACTCTGTATTGAGGACTCTCATGAACAGAGGTTATAATGTTAACGCTGCTATCAATTGGCAGAAATTTATTAATGGTGTGTAAATTATTATGGAAGATATAGTTGTAAAGAAATTAAATGAAGTACACCTGAAGGTTCTGTGTGATCCTGGAGTTGCTCACGAGATATCTGATTGGTTTACATTCGAAGTCCCAAACGCTAAGTTCACTCCGGCTTACCGTAATAAAATGTGGGACGGGAAAATCAGACTTTACAATCTTTTGACTCAAACATTATACTGCGGGTTAGTAAGGCACCTAGAAGCATTCGCTGAATCCAGAAAATATAACCTCATTTTCGAATACGATAGAAGTTCAAGAAACTTCTCTATCAAAGAAGCGTTGGATTTTATCACAGAGCTGAACCCAAAGTTCCCACCAAGGGACTACCAGATTAAAGCGTTCACACACGCTGTCCGTGAGGAAAGAAGTTTACTATTATCCCCAACGGCGTCGGGTAAGTCATTTATAATCTACCTTCTTGCGAGATTTTATAATAAGAAAACACTAATCATCGTACCAACTACAAGTCTTGTAGGACAGCTGATAACAGACTTCGCTGATTACGGATTTGATAGTACCAACCATATGCATGGTGTGTTCGCTGGAAAAGACAAGTTATCCCCAAAACAAATTACGGTTTCTACTTGGCAATCTATCTATAAAATGCCAAAGGAATACTTTGATAACTTTGAAGTTATTGTAGGTGATGAAGCGCACTTATTCAAAGCCAAATCCCTTACAACAATAATGTCAAAGTTGGAAGATTGTAAATACAGATTTGGATTCACTGGGACATTGGATGGCACCACCACCAATAAACTGGTTCTCGAGGGGTTGTTTGGTGCTGTAAAGAAAGTGATAACTACTTCGAAACTCATTGAAGACAATCACCTTTCTGATTTTAAAATTAAATCTATTGTTTTGACTTATCCAGACGAGGTAAGGAAGCTCGTATCAAAGGCTGATTACCAAGCAGAAATGGATTATCTAGTTAGATTGAATGAGAGAAATAAATTCATCAAAAATCTTGTTGGATCTCTAAATGGCAATACGCTAGTACTATTCCAGTATGTAGATAAACATGGCAAGGTTTTGAACGATGAAATTAAAACAGCCTTTCCTGATAAAAATGTACACTTTGTGCACGGCGGTGTTACTGGTGATGCTAGAAATAATATACGCTTAGATGTAGAAAATGATAACAACTCAATTATCATAGCTAGTTACGGGACGTTTTCGACAGGCATAAATATTAAAAATCTCCAGAATATTGTTTTTGCATCGCCATCAAAATCACGCATCAGAAACCTGCAATCTATCGGGCGAGTATTGAGAAAATCAGCTGATTCAGAACAAGCGACTTTGTTCGACATAGCGGATGATTTGTCTTGGAAGCAAAAAAAGAATCACACGATTCGACACTTCATGGAGAGAATTAAAATCTATAATGAAGAAAAGTTCGCTTATAAGATATATAACGTGGAACTGGTTATTGATCAATAGCTATCAATGTAACACCCTTCGGGTGTTGACCTTCGGTCACTGGCTATTGTCTTATCCTTATTAAGCAGTAAGAAACAGTAAAGTATATTCTTAGGCGACAACCTATTATACCGTTGTTCGTGGATTAAGTCAAGTAAATAATGACAAAAAAGTGAAAAAAAGTGAATTTATTTTATTTTACTTATTTTTGAATTAAGTGTTGTCTTTTTATCCATTATGTAGTATTATACACTTATATTAATCATTAATCGTTTTTTATATCACAGGATCAATATATTCAGATGAGAAAAGCTAGAAATTATATTAACAATAGAGCATTATTTGAAATTATGCAAAAGTATAGATTATTAGCATTGGAAGCCAAAGAAGCTGGCGATGTACCGCCTCCAGCTGATAAATATGTTGGTGAGGCTATATTAAAGATTTGCTATAATTTAGCCAAAAAAGGCTGCTTCTCCGGATACTCATGGAAAGAGGATATGATATCAGATGGATTGATAGATTGTGTTTCCGCGATTAAGAATTTCAATCCCGAGAAATCAAATAATCCTTTCGCTTATTTCACTCAAATCGCACACAATGCATTCTTGCGACGCATTGCAAAGGAAAAGAAACAAAACTATATCAAACACAAGAACTATGAAGTTAGTTTCATGATGGAAACATTACATGTTAATGGTATGGGGTCTGCACAATTGAGTCAAACAGAAGCATCATCCGCTGTTATTGGTAATTTCGAGACTAGTCTCGAAACCGCATCTCTCAAAAACGCCAAGCCCGTTGAACCCAAAGGCGTTGAATTATACTACTCTGAATAAGAATAATAAAATAATATGAAAGGTGTGGACCTTGGCTAAAGTAGCTCTTATAACTGACACGCATTGGGGCGTCAGAAACGATAGTAACATTTTCTTAGATAACACTGAGAAGTTTCTAAAAGATATATTCTTTCCGCGATTAGACGAGGGTGATATCCAGACTGTGATACACCTTGGTGATATCGTTGACCGAAGAAAGTATATTAATTATGCTACTCTGAAACGTCTGAAGAACGATTTCCTACAGCCGTTGTCAGATAGAGCGTTGGATGTACATATCATTGCTGGTAATCACGATGTTTATTTCAAGAACACAAATGAAGTCAATGCTCTTCGCGAACTTATCGACAAAGATGACACCTATAAGAATTTTAACATATATGACAGAACAGCGGAATCTATAAATGTTGATGGCTTAGACATACTTTTGATCCCGTGGATTTGTAATGATAACAGGGAACAAATAGAAAATGAAATCAATCAAACAAAATCTCAAATCGCAATGGGCCATCTTGAAATTGAAGGCTTCCAAATGTTCAAGAATTCCATTGCCTCGCATGGTGACGATCGGAATCTTTTTACCCGTTTTGATCTTGTTATGTCTGGCCATTTTCATCACAGGTCTAGTGATAATCACATTCATTACCTTGGTAGCCATTCTGAGTTTACTTGGAGCGATTATGGCGACGCTCGCGGTTTTCATATATTTGATACTGACACAAGAACATTAGAGTTTATAGAAAATCCATATAAAATATTCCATAAATTTGTGTATGATGATAGTAAGGGCGAACAGCCTTTTATAGATAAAAACAAAGCTAATGAGAATATTAAAGATTCTTACGTCAAGGTAGTTGTTTCTAATAAAGAAAATAATTATTGGTTCGACAAGTACATAGACAGTATCGATGTGTTTGGACCTTTCCAGATCCAAATTGTCGAGGACCATATGCACCTTGATATGGAAGATGCAGATGATATTATTGATGAAGCGGAATCAACATTAGACATCTTTAGGAAATATATCAAGGGGTATGACCTCAAAGGTATGGATAACGATAGATTGTATATGAAGATTGAAGAAATCTATCAAGAGGCGATTTCAATAGAATGATTATTTTTAAAACAATAAAATTTAAGAACTTCCTTTCGACAGGAAACATATTCAGTGAGATTGGTTTAGATGAACACCAAACAACGTTGATTGTTGGTGATAATGGTGCTGGTAAATCGACGCTACTGGACGCTTTGTCATTCTCTTTGTTCGGAAAACCATTCAGAAAGATTAAGAAGCCGCAACTAATTAACAGTATCACACGCAAGAATTTGATGGTCGAAGTTGATTTTAGTATCAATAAAGTGGATTATAAGATCATCCGCGGTATCAAACCTCATGTGTTCGAGGTGTATAAAAATGGTGAGATAATCAATCAGTCGGCTGCGGTAAAGGATTACCAAACTATTCTAGAACGGCAGATTTTGAAAGTCGACCATAAGACTTTCTGTCAAGTGGTGGTTTTGGGTTCAGCCACTTTCCAGCCATTTATGCAGCTCAGCACACAAAACCGTAGAGAGATTATTGAAGATTTGCTCGACTTGCAGGTGTTTACAACAATGAATGGTTTGTTGAAGAACAAGATTCTCGTCAATAGCGAGTCGCTACGTAAGTCTGAGGCGGATATGAAGCAGCTTAATGATAAAATAACTCTCATGCGCTCCCATATGATTGAAATGCAATCGAATAATGAGACCCTCATTTCTGAGAAAAAAGAAATGATTGAAGATTCTCGAGTAAAAATTGAAGTAAACTCGGCCAAGTACAAAGAACTGGAAGAAAAGAATTGTATATTCAAATCAGATATATCTGATGAGAATAAAATAAAAGATAAAATGGGTCAGTTGTCATTACTGAAGGTTAAAATCGAAACTAAACTCCGNGGNGTTAGAAAAGATCTTGACTTCTATATGGNAAANGACAACTGNCCAGTTTGNCACCAAGACATNCACGAGGATTTCCGCGAGGAGACAATTAAAGAAAGAAAATCGCAAAAGGAAGAAATTGATGTTGGAATCGATAAACTNGTAGAACAATATAATAAAATGGACTCTAGAATCAAAGAGATCATGNNAGTCAATGATAAAATTAATGATAATAATCTAGAGATTCACACTGTAAAGAATAATATTAATTCGACCATGGAATACGTGGCTATATTGGAGAAAGAGATTAACGGTCTGAATAAAAAGATTGTTGAAAATAATGACCATTCGACAATGACTGAATTAGAAACCCATCTTCAACGGATTGAGAAAGAACACTACAATAACGACGAAGAGAGGAATATTCTCTCGATGTGCACATCTATGTTAAAAGACGGCGGTATTAAATCCAAGATCATCAAACAATATGTCCCAGTTATTAATAAACTTATCAATAAGTATTTGTCTTCTATGGAGTTTATGTGTCAGTTCGAGCTCGATGAACAGTTCAATGAAACAATCAAATCCAGACACCGTGATGTGTTTAGTTACACATCTTTCAGTGAAGGTGAGAAGATGCGTATTAATTTGGCTATTTTGTTCACCTGGCGTGCAGTCGCGAAAATGAGAAACTCCATAAATACTAACATATTGATAATGGATGAAGTGTTTGATTCGTCGCTTGATGCTAATGGCACAGATGAATTCATGAAGGTCATTAGGGAATTGACCATGGATACAAACACAATTATCATTAGCCACAAGTCAGATCAATTATCAGACAAATTTGAACGAGTGCTGAAGTTAGAAAAGAATAGAAATTTTAGTACCATCACAGAAATATAAGATGAAAGAAATATTATGATTGTATTGTCACCGAAAAACGACCCAGTTCTCACTACTGAAACAGAACGTTTCGACCTAGAGAAACCACCAACAGATCCAATTGCCCTGGCGCACGATATGGTCTCTTTTATTCATAAGAACAACGGCTTGGGGTTGTCTGCGAATCAGTTTGGACTCCCATATAAGGTTTTGGCTATGCGTTCGCATCCAGAGAACTTTGTTTGTTTCAATCCCAGGATCGTCGATCAAAGCGAAGAAGAACTAATCATGGAAGAGACGAGTTTCAGCTTTCCAGGTTTGGTTGTGAAGATTAAACGACCAAGGACTATCAAAGTTAGATTCAACACACCTAATGGTGAAACGTTGACTCATAAGTTTACAGGCATGTCCGCCCGAGTGTTCCAACATCAGATGGATCATCTTAATGGTGTTATTTTTTATACGCGAGCGAGCAAAATTGTCCGCGACCAAGCGCTAAAAAAATGGAAAAAAACTCAAAATAAAGCTTGACATTATTGATTCATTGTAGTATACTATATGTATTGTTAGAATGGAGAAACAATGAATATCTTTTATATGCACGAATCCCCCCAACAATGTGCTGAGTGGATGGTGGACCGTCATGTTGTTAAAATGATTCTAGAAACAGCGCAGCTGTTATCTACGACACATCGATATCTAGATGGCGACGAATGGATAGACCAGACTAAAAATGGTAGAAATATCAAGCGCTGGGCGTTGCCAGATAACCGCGAATCAATCATGTATAAAGCCACCCATATCAACCACCCATCAGCTGTTTGGACTAGACAATCTGTTGAGAATTACCTCTGGCTTGTCGATCATCTGTTTGCTTTGCTTGGTGAATACAAATATCGATACGAGAAAGTTCATGCTGTAGAAGGCAACATTAGTTGGATGTTGCAATCGCCTCCACATAAACTGGAAGAATGGGATATGACTGAAATGCCATGTGCTATGCCGGACGAATACAAGATATCCAAAGACCCCACAATTAACTACAGAAATTACTACAAACACGCTAAAAGCCACCTACATTCTTGGAAAAAAAGAAACCCTCCAGAATGGATTATATAGAAAGATTAATAAAATGACAACAAGAAAGTTTGACCCAGTAAGGGATGTTAGAGATTTCCACCAAGCTTTTGAGCAACGAGTGGCATCGTATCCAGAATTTCCCGATCAAGACGAACGTGCGCTCCGTGTTAAGTTGCTACGTGAAGAGTTTGATGAGTATATAGCTGCTGAAGAAGGTGATGATTTTATTGAAGTAGCTGATGCTTTAGCTGATATATTATATATCATTTGTGGAACAGCTGTCTCATACGGCATTCCACTAGAAGATCTCCATAATGAAGTCCATAGATCTAACATGGACAAGCTTGTAAACGGCAAGCCAATTAAGCGCGAAGATGGCAAAGTCATTAAGCCAGATGGATGGGAAGCTCCTAATGTCGAGATGGTTATATATAAAGCATTAGAGACCTATCAAAAAAAGGCTGAAATGAGTCTGTGGTTTACTACTAAAAGTAAGGGACAATAATAAAATGGTTGAAGTTCTAACAAGAAAACAACGTGATGTCGAGCAGGTTCTTGGGACGCATATTACTTGTGAGGAATATTCCGATAGAATTATGGATACAGATTTTGATTTGTACTCTAGTAATATGGAAGGTGTCAATAACGAAGATAATATTATCGCTAAGTTCAGAAAGAATGTTTTTTCTAAAGATGAACAAGATATGGCGTATGCTGGCCTTCGGGATGCTGCTGTCGAATCACAGAACCGAGGTGTAGCAGCTGGGCCACGTGGTGAACAACTAGGCTCTTCAGGGCGTTCTAATCGCGATTGGGTTACAGCCGAACAGCTTGAACTTTTAGAATATATCGCAAGACCAGACAACGTTATTGATACGGGCACAACTATCGAAAGTATCAAACAATACCACAAAGAAAATAAAAAAGAAGAAACACGTGGACAAGTTTGGATGCGGTCTGTAGTATTGAAACGATACTCGGAGTACACTGGTTGGTTTGACCGTTGGATCGAAGGTATCCACAATATGGATCGCGCGAGTCAGCGCGATGAAGCTTTAGACATTATTGGTAATTATATCTCAGAAACTAATTACGCACAATCAGTTATGTCTGGTATTGCTGGGTATTTCGACCGTTACCCTCGTATCCCTTATGGTAGAGCCACTTCCTACACGGAGAAGAACTTAGAAAAGTTTGAGATGTGTTATCCTTATTTGAGAAAACTAAACACACAGTTCAAAGAGCTTTTACCACAACGTTGGACAGCGCAACGAGAGCATGCTAATAAGCTTGATTCTAGGTTCTTGNTTGATGATACAGTGTTTACCACCTTGACCGTGAATCACAACTGGCGTACGGCTTGTCACCGTGATGCTGGAGACCTTACTGTTGGTTTCTCCAATATTTGCGGGATCACAGGACCAGATGGTAAGGGGTGGGAAGGCGCAGAGTTTATTCTTCCGGAATATAATATTGCTGTTAATCTTCAGCCTGGCGACATGCTTCTGGTAAATAATCATGCTGGTATTCACGGGAATGATGCTTTGATTGGAGAAGATAACGATCGTCTTACGCTTGTATGTTATTTCCGTGAGAAAATGTTAGAACTTGAAAGCCATGAATACGAGGCTCTAAGAAAGCAGTATGTCGAAGAAAGACGAATGAATGAAGAGCATGATCTTTGGAGACCTTTATGGAATGGTGTTTCACCAGATATGTGGAGAGGTAATGAGTGGTATGCATATCTTGAGACACATAATATCCAAGATCCATACGCTAAAGAAACGACAGCGAGCCTGGATTCATTTTTCTAATGTGTGGAGTGATTGGATGTACTATACTAAATTTTAGCGAAAGTGATGTCCCTCTAGTTGAGGGACTCTTTCGAGAAACAATGATCCGTGGTAAACACGCCACGGGCGTTTCGTATGTTAAGGGTGGCGTAGTTGTCACACACACGCAACCCTTGCCAGCCGATGAATTCATAAAACAACAGAATATCTTAGATTGGAA